GAGTTCAGCTTGATGAAGTTCTATGCTCACTTAAAAAAAAATCCAGAATTGAATGAAAGAATAACAGAGGCTAGAAAGAATGGTGTACAAACTTTAATTGATAAGCTGTTGCAAATCTTTCAGTATCAAGAGGTTGAAAATCCTAACCAGATATTATGGATAAGAGAGAAGACAAAATTTATTACGTTCTTGGCTAACAAATTAACTGATCTGTATTCTGATAATAAGGTTCAACAAGTTAAGACAGATCAATCTATTAAAATTAGTTGGGAAGATAATCAAGATGATTTGATTGATGTTTCTGAGGATGTAACAGATATTACACCCTCAGATAATAAAGATTAGTCTGTGCTTATCCATTTACCTTGATTGACCGACCAAAATTCTCCTGTATCTGAATTATATTCATTTAATTCAACACAATTTTTATGTTCATCTTCATTGTCATTTTTATTAAGAGCAATAGCAATTTCTTTTGCTATATGTTCATCTCTACAAAAACATATTGTTTCTATCTTCCCATTTTGTAGATCAAACTTAACTGCGTTGTTATCATTAAAGTAATTAGACATAGTTGTTTCCTTTCCTAATCGTGATCGTATTGTTTCATTACAATATTAAAAGTAATATTGTGGTGTGCTTGATGGCTATCAGCTAGTTCTTCAAGTATATTTATTAATGCTTTTACTTGCATACCATCATTGCTTTCATAGGTAGCTAACACTTGATCTTTCATTTGCTTATCAGTTTTCTCGTGATATTTAGTACCTTTTATTTCTACTTTGTATTTGTCTATGTACATTATTTTCCCTTTCTTGTTTTGCTAGTTGTATATTTTGTTCAGTAAGTTTTATAAGTCGCATTACATAACCGCTTATAAATTCTACCTCATCAAAATTTCGTTCCTGTGTCAGTTGTTTATTCATTAATCGTGAGTATGCTGTATATCTAATTCAATTAATTCTTGACTTCCATAAATCATATCACGCATTGTTTCCATATATACTTTGCCATTTCTTAATTGGAATAATTGATCTAACCATAATTGAGTGCCATCTTCATTATTAGATGTAGCTTCCCCTTTAACTCTTTGTTCTGCCATTTTTATTTGTTCCTCTAATACACCTACTGCAATCATATATTTTTGTGTCATTGACATTTTAGACATTAAAATATCTGCTTTCCTTTGCTCTTCTTTTTCATATTCTGCATGGTCTAGTATTTGTTTTGGTTTCATTTTATTTTTCCCTTTTGTTTTTTTCGTTAGCCATATCAACCAAATCATTTGGCAATGGTTCTATATCGTAGTCATAAAATATGGCTAAACTGTGATCTTCTTCTTTTTTTAATTTATCCAAATAATCGTTGTAGTTATTGATTAATTTACCTATTTTACTACTATCATCACTCATATTTATTCCTCTCTATATTCTTTAAATAACTTTTTAACAAATTTTTTTAACTCTTTAAATTCTTTGTTAGGGTCTGTTGTTATCCAATCAACATTTGAATTAATATCTAATGCTTTTATTATCTCACTTTCTAATTGTTTATTTGTCATTTATTCCTCGCTTTCTGTGTTTTCTTCATCTGGTACATTAAAAGTATAATTCATACTGTCTTTATCCCATTGACCTAAAAACCATTGAACCGGACACTCACTTAACCAATCAAAAAATTCATCTGGCATATTGTTATCTATTTTCATAGTTCCCTTTCTATTTGTTTAAATCTGTTAAGATATACTCGCCAGATTTAATTTTCTTTTTTGTTTCTGTTATAGTTTCATTAAGAAATATATTTCTATATTTGCCTGTGGTGTTTGAGTAGTTCCAATATTTTTGATCTAAATATGTTTCAACTACATAAGCACCTATATTATCATATATTTTTTTCGCAATCATTGAATTGTATGATTGAAAATACTCAATCTTATTTCCCATTTTATGATTGTCAGTGATAACAAATTGATTTGCTATTTTGTTTCCATTGTTGCTTGTTATGTTTTCTACTTTCATTTTAGTTTCCTTTCAGTTAATTAAAGTTAATAAATAAATATGGCTAGAATTAGGCAACATTTCCCCATGCTAAAACATCTTTTTTCTTGCAATTTTCCTCAATTACAAAATGAATATTTTGATAATCTGTTCCTTTAAATTCTTTTTGTATCCATTTTTGTTTAATCATTTCTTGTTGTGTTGTTGTTAAAAAATGATCGCCATATCCATACTGAAATGGTACAGCTAATTGTAAATGTTGTTCAGTATCTAAAACCCTTGCTGAATGATATGTATTGCCATTTACCTTATCAAACCATTTTTTCGCATGTATAACGTATTTAATCATTTTGTTGTTTCCTTTCTGTTAATATCCTAGCCATAATTTAACGTCTTTTAATTTGTATTCTTTTTTGTTTCCTAGTTCTTTTATAAAATAATAAAATTCATCTATATTTCCATGAAGAGTTATTATTTTAATTGCTTCAGCTTGTGTTATTATTTTCATTGTTTCCTTTGGTTGATTTGTTTTAAACATAATTAAAGATAATATAATAATAAGGCATGATTAAGGCATATACAAAAAAGATTTAATTATTATTAGTGTGATATAATTGCAACAGGTGTTGTATAATTACAGTTTAGAATTGTTCTAAGTTTTATTGTTGATAAGTTCCTATTTTAATTTATAGAGCGCAAACTTTTTTTGTGCGATAAAACAAACGACAACAATATTGACCTATCTATAAAAAATAAAACATTAACCGCTTTAGGTTTGATAACTTTCTATTACCACTAATCTAAAAAAGATATAATATATAGAGCAAAGGTACATTTTTTGGAAACCTTGACCCCCTATACCCCCAAAAACCTACCGCATTTTATTATATATATATAGACCGGACTTGAGGACACCCTTAGATCCAGCCACCCCTTTATACACAAACACTTTTTTAGTTTTATTTTTTTTCAAATGCACTAAATGTAGTATATGGATTACTTTAATGCAGACGATTTAGATTCAGTTGCTTACATTGAAGAAGGTACAAACAACGTAATAATTAAGTTTTATGGCTTTCCTAATAAGATAACTTCTGATTTATTTATTACTTATGCTATGCTTAGTATGGGTTTTGACTATCAACCTATTAGTAGTATGAGGTCTGACAGAATACACTAGATATGGATATTAAAATACCCTACACACCAAGGAAGCATCAAGCCTACTTGCACAGACAAATAGACAATCACAGATGGAATGTACTGGTATGCCACAGAAGGTTCGGCAAAACAGTATGTATGATCAACCACCTAATTAGGTCAGCATTGCTGTCCCAAAATAAAAACCCTAGGTATGCCTATATTGCACCCACCTTCAAACAAGCAAAGTCTATTGCATGGGATTACATGAAACAGTTTACCGCCAAGATACCCCACACCAAGTTTAATGAGACAGAGCTGCGTGTAGACCTACCTAATGGTGCTAGGATCACCTTGCTAGGCTCCGAATCTCCAGATGGGTTAAGAGGTATTTATCTTGATGGCTGCGTTATTGATGAGTATGCAAATGTAAACAGCAAGTTGTTTCCAGAAATAATCAGACCGGCACTATCTGACAGAAAAGGTTACTGCGTATTTATAGGTACACCAATGGGTATGCAGAATAACTTTTACGAATTGTACCAACATGCACAAGGTGCGGAGGATTGGTTTCATTATAAAGCTAAAGCTAGTCAAACAAAGATAGTTGATCAAGATGAATTAGATAAAGCAAAAGAAGTTATGGGAGAGAAGAAGTATCAGCAAGAGTTTGAGTGTGATTGGATTGCCAACATAGAAGGTGCAGTATATGGAGATGTGATTGCAAAACTAGATGATGACAGACAGCTTACTAGAGTACCTTACGATCCTGCGCTACCAGTATCAACAGCATGGGACCTTGGAGTATCAGATCACAGTTCTATAATATTTTATCAGCAGCTTGGCAGATCCATAAACATTATTGATTACCACGAAGAGAAAGGTCAAGGATTACCTTATTACATTAAGATGATTAATGAAAAAGAATATATCTACAAAGATCATTTTGCTCCACACGACATTGAAGTTACCGAATTTGGAAATGGCAAAACCCGGAGAGAGGTCGCACTGCAATTAGGATTAAGGTTTAAAGTCGTACCAAAAATTCCATTAGAAGATGGCATCCATGCAACAACAATGATGTTACCTAGATGTTGGATTGATGTAGACCATTGCAAAAGTTTGATAGATGCGTTAAGACATTATCACAGGAAGTACATTGATAAAAACAGAATGTTTAGATCAAAGCCTGTTCACGATTGGAGCAGCCATGCGTGTGATGCCATGAGGTATCTCGCTGTTGGTCTCCAAGAAATTAATACTAGACAAACTGCTCCACAAGTTGTAGCAGATAATGATTATAGGATTATATAATTATGGGTTCAATATTTAAACCAAAGATGCCACCTTTACCACCAGTTGCTCCGCCACCGGAACCACCGGAAGTAACAGACGAAGAAAAAGAAGCAATCAAAAAAGAACAAGATGCTATTATGAGAAGAAGAAAAGGTAGAAGCTCAACTATACTAACTGGTCCACTTGGAGTTCAAGAATCTGAAGAGGATGCGTTAGATACACTATTAGGAAAGAAGGATTAATATGGGAGCAGGAGGAGCAGCGGCTAGTGGATCTGATGCTGGATTTGAAAATACAAAAAAATCAAAAGTATCTACACTAACTAAAGTAAAAATTGCAGCAAAAAATTTTAAACCACCTATAGTAGCTGTTTTAGAAGGTATTAGTGAAGGAGCAAAAAAAACTAATTTAAAAAGAAGAAAAGAATTTATAAAAAAACAAGGCTTGACCGGTGATGATATAAATATGAGTGATGATTACCTTTCATCAAAAGAAGGTTTAGCAGAACTTAAATCACAAGGTTACAAAACTGCATCAGATAATGTTAATACTGGTGGTGGTAATGATAACAACAATCAACCTGCCGAACCAGTTATAGTTAAAAAAAATATTGGCGGAACAGAGGTTCAAACTACACAAGCAAAACTTGATGAAGAAAAAGAAGATTCACAATATGATGTTAGAAAAGTTAAAAAGAAAGGAAGAACTGAAAATATTTTAACTTCATCAAAAGGTGTAACAAAAGTTTCATCAGATTATTCATTAGGTAAGAAAAGTTTATTAGGAATGGTATAATGGCAAAAACAGATTTAACTAAATCTTTACTATCAAGATTTGACAGATTAAAAGCACAAAGACAAAATTGGGAAACACATTGGCAAGAAGTTGCAGATTACATGCAACCAAGAAAAGCTGATGTTACCAAAACAAGATCAAAAGGTGATAAGAGAACAGAATTAATTTTTGACAGTTCACCAATACAAGCAGTAGAATTATTAGCAGCATCATTACATGGTATGCTAACTAATCCATCAACACCTTGGTTCTCATTAAGATTTAAAGATTCACAATTAGAAATGGAAGATGAAGCTAAACTTTGGTTAGAGAACGCAACTGAAGTTATGTACACAGCATTTAGTAGATCAAATTTTCAACAAGAAATATTTGAACTGTACCATGACCTAATTACTTTTGGTACAGCAGCAATGCACATACAAGAAGATAATGAAGATATATTAAAATTTTCTACAAGACACATTAATGAAATCTTTATTGCTGAAGATGACAAAGGCAAAATAGATACTGTTTACAGAAAATTTAAATTATCAGTAAGAGCTGCAATGCAACAGTTTGGTGATAAAGTTTCAAGCGATATTAAAATGCAATCAGCAAAAGATCCATACAATGAAGTAGAGATGTTACATGTTGTATACCCAAGATCAGATTACAATCCTAAATTAAAAGATACAGCTAACATGCCATTTGAATCTGTTTATATTGAAATGAAAAATGGTAATGAATTATCGGTATCGGGTTTCCAAGAGTTTCCTTTTGTGGTGCCTAGATACTTAAAAGCATCACACGAAATATATGGAAGATCACCAGCTATGACAGCCTTGCCAGACGTAAAGATGCTAAACGAGATGTCAAAAACTACAATCAAAGCTGCGCAGAAACAAGTGGACCCACCACTATTAGTTCCGGATGATGGTTTCTTATTACCAGTTAGAACTGTACCGGGTGGATTAAATTTTTACAGAAGTGGTACAAGAGATAGAATTGAACCATTAAACATTGGCGCAAATAATCCACTAGGTTTAAATATGGAAGAGCAAAGAAGAACTGCTATTAGAAATGTTTTTTATGTAGATCAATTAATGTTGCAACAAGGTCCACAAATGACAGCAACAGAAGTTATCCAAAGAAACGAAGAGAAGATGAGATTACTTGGACCAGTGTTAGGTAGACTACAATCAGAATTATTAAAACCATTAATTGATAGATGTTTTAATATTTTATTAAGAAGAGAACAGTTTGCTCCTGCACCAGAATTTTTATCGGGTCAAGATATAGAAATAGAATATGTATCACCATTAGCTAAAGCACAAAAATCTACAGAGCTTTCATCAATTACTAGAGGTATAGAAATATTAGGATCACTTGCTAATGTAGCTCCAGTATTTGATTATATT